GCCGTCCCGAGGACAGACAGGGCCAGAGTGCTGTCAGACCCGTCGACCTCCACGGTCAGCGAGCCCAGAACCAGCGAGGAGACGGTGATGCTGCTCATCGGTTAGTCGGTGACCTGGTCGATGATCGCGAGGCGGAAGGTCTCAGAGTAGAAGGTGACCCCGCCGTAGACGAACTTGATGTCAGACCGGGCGTTGCCCAGGGCGAAGCCGGCGGTCGTCGAGGACGGGATGGTCGCCACGAAGGAGAGGCCGTCCACCGCAACCGTCACCGTGCAGGGGTAGACCGTCCCGCCCGCGTCGATGATGTCAGTCGTCACGGTGGTCGTCAGCAGGTTGGCAGGGCCGCCAGCCGCCGGGGTGTAGGTCACGGTCGCCGAGTAGGTCGTCCCGCGCTTGAAGGTAACGGAGTTGCTCATTTGCCTAACCTTGCCCCCGTGGCAACTTACAGCTGAACCGTCGCCCCGCTAGAGTCCTTGGTGTAACCAGTCCAAGCCCCTAGCCAGGCATTCAGCTCGGTCTCGTAAAACGGAGTATAGGGGGCCACGTTGGCGGTATCAAGTCCCTGCAACTGTACCGGGTTAAGCAGGGCAAGCGGGCCGAGGTGAGACTGCGTCACCACGAAGGTCGTCCCGTCCCAGTCCACGTCCGCGATCTTCCACTTCTGGCAGTTGTAATTATATTGAACGAAGGCCCCGAGGTTCTGGAGGTTGATGTATGTGGCTCCCGTCGGAGTCTCCACTTCGACCAGTTCCTGCTCCCGGCTTTGGCGGATGATGATCTGCGGGTCAGTCCCGTTAAAAAAATTGGTCTTGTTGTCAGCGTCCGAGCCGTCCGCCATGATCGCAAGGTAAGGCCAGAAGCCATCCCCAGAGTCCCCGCAGCCGATGACGTACACGCCCCAGTTATCAGACCCGCCGCCGCTCGCCGGCAGGATGGAGATGTATCCGCCTAGGTCGACCAGCGAGGAGTCGGCCACCACCGCCGCGTCGCCCGTCGTCTTGCTCCCGGTCGGGTAGGCGTAGAACTTCCGCATCTCGGCCTGCCAGACACCCCACGCCCATGCGTCCAGGTTGCGCGAGGAGGTGAAGCGCACGAACCCCTTGCGGCATTGAACGCCCCACGCCTCGGAGGTCTTGAAGACGCTGACCTGAAACTGGTCGGGCTCAGCGGGCAACGGCCATTCGGCATTGATGTCCAGCGTGCTGACACCGTTCGCCGTCGTGACGTTATATCCTGGGCCGGGCTGGAACATCTTCAGACGTTGGTCGAGGTATAGACGAGGTAGCTGTACCCTTCGCGGTTGAAGCGCAACTCGTAGGTCAGCTTATAGAGCGCCCCGTAGTCCTCGAAATGCACCGAGGCAATAAGCCATTGCGGGTCTTCGTCAGGCGCCTTGAAGGGCGGCGTGAAATATGACGGCAGCAGGTAGCCGAAACCGTCCGGGCCGCGCTGGTACATCGTCTTGCCGACGTAACCCAGGAGCGTGTTCACGTTGGCGGAAGCGGACGTGTAGATCGTACCGTTGACCGTCGAGGTCGGGGCGAGGTATGACGTGCGCTGGTAGAGTTTCTTCGCCCCCGTGGTGGTCGGGTCGTAGAAGCCTAGAAACTTGCCGCCTGTCTTCTGCTCGAAGATCGCGCCATTGCCACCCTCCCAGACCGGGCCGCGGTCGGTGTAGGGCTTCAGCACCTTGACTAGCGTGGAGACCGAATAGGGGTTAGGGCCAGCGATACCACCAGACCCCGTGGCCGTGAAGAACTTCGGGTGGTTCTGGATGGGTTCGGTCGTCAGCGTCGCCGCACCCGAGACGTTCGGCAGGGAATAGGCGGACTCAGTATCGGCGAGGCCGATATAGTCCACGGTGATCGTGGCGACGTCGAGCGCCCCGTATGAGACGCTGACCTTGTGCGCTTTCAGCCTGGTGTCAGGGGCGAACGAGGCCCCGCGGACGATGGCCGTCGCCGCCGTCGAGTCGTCGCACTTGTAGACCGCCTTGCACGTGAGGACGCCGTAGCCATCGTTTTCGATAGTGTAACCCGGTTGAAGGACGGGCGTCGTCAGGGCGTTGCCTTGGGAAATCTTAGCCATAAATCAGCGAGGGAGGTTGAGGCGGCGGGACGAGGGGAAGAACTTCTCGGGAGTGAAACCGCTCTGCGCCTGGTCGCGCTCGATGAGGGTGCGGAGGCTGTTCGCCATGTCCTCCTGAACAGTCAACTGCTTGTTGGCGATATCGAGCTGCGGGGACATCCCGACCCCGATGACGTTGCTCGCAAGCTCGGGGATTTTGGAGGCCGTCATGCCACCCTCGGCGGCGCCGGGGGCTTCGGGCTTCATGCGGCCCAGGGAATCGCCTGCGACGAGGGCCTCAATGGCGGCACGAACCCCGGGCAATTTAGCAGTCTCTCCGGCCTGAAACTCGCGCCTTTCTTTTTCACCTGACGAGGTGAACGGATTGTAGGGGACTACCTGAGAGGCAACGATTGCAGAAGCAGGCACATTTTGCTTGAGCAATTCCTTGCCACGGGGGTCGTTCAAAAGGAAATCCTCGTAAGCAAGTTGCTCGGCGAGTTTAGCCTTGGCCTGACGCTTGGCCTCGGCCTCGCGCTCGGTAGCAATATTGAGAACGCTGCGGGCGCCGCCCTTCATGTAGCCCTTGGACTCCTCGTCCTTGGCGAAGTCGCGGGCCTCCTGGGCGTCCTGCTTGGCCTGCGCGATCTTGTCAGAGATGAACGAGAGCGCCTTCTGGATGAGCACCATCGGGGCGAGGAAGCCGACCGCGATGTCCTTGAACGCCTCGCGGAACTTCTTGGACAGGCCGTTGGCGGCGCCTTCCAGCCCCTCCATCGACGCCTTGGCCTTCGCCATCTTCTCAGGCACGTCCGACTTGCCGGACAACTCCCATTCTAGTTTGCGGCCCATGTTGGTCTTTAACCTTGCTGGTCAGGCAACTCCCCGCGGCGGATGGCCTCCATCATCTCCTCCTCCTCGGTCGTCAGGAGGTTGACCTTCGCACCGGCCCGCGTCGAGAAGGCCGTCGACATCCAGATGGCTTGTGACTCGGGCATCTCCCAAGCCCGTTGCTCCTCGATGCCGTTGGCGACCAGGTTCGTGACGATCATCAGCGGCCAAGGGATGCCGACCCCGTCAGCTGAGTCGCTGGTCTTCGAGCACTCCCAGTATTTAGGCCACGCGTGGAGGTGACAATGGTCGACGAACCGGGCGACCTCCTCGGCGAACTTCTCGGGCTGGTGATGGTAGACCCGCAGCCGAACCTCCTCCCAGAAGCCCACCCGCAGGTCGGACTCCTCGGCGCATACCTTGACCGCAATCAGCAGGTCGGTCGGGGTGATGCCTCCCTCGGTCGTCGTGACCAGGGGCGACTCGATGGACAGCAGACGCACCCGATGCTTCAGGCAAAAAGGAAAGATCCGCTTCCCGAGGATAGTCCGGGAGGACGGGTCTCTGAACGCCCGCAGAAAACGATTGTCCACGGGGTGAGTCAAAGCCCTTGCAGGGCTCAGGTCAATCAGGCCGGCGTGACGCCTTCAAAGTCGACCGCCGTGATCTTGTACTTCACGAAGTCCTTGTTCGTGCCGGTCTCCTCGACCTTGGTGATCACGCCGACAAAGGTGTTGCTAGCCGAGCCGGCGGGATAGGCACCCTTCGCGGCGACCGTGAAGGTCAGCGTCGCGCCGAGGGCAGGAGGGGTCGCGGAGGTGGTCTTGACCACGCCCTCGACCGTCAGCTCGGTCTTGCGGTCGTCGTAGCGCTGAGTCACCGTCAGGCCGGCCTCGCTCTGCACCATGTTCTCGTTATTGAACGAGGCGGAGACGGTATAGGACTGAACGAAGAGGTCGGTCGCCGTACCAGCGACACCATAAACACAGGAGGTTCCTTGAGCGACGGCGGCCATTTGTCTTTGCGGGCGGGGGCAACCTTACGCCGGGAGGACGGCCAGAAGGTCGAAAGCGAACAGGGTCGCAAACGAGCGCTCGTCCACACCCTCGTCCTCGGAGATCGGGGTCACGTCGTAGAGGGTCGCGTCCGTCGAGGTCACGAAGACCGCCTTCAGGCCGGCGAGGTCTTGCATCGCCCCAGCCAGGGCGGCGCATCGGGCACGGTGATCCGCGAGGGTCGTGTCGTCGGCGTTGGAGAACAGGGTGACCCGCAGGGAGCAGGAGTAGTTCCCGGCGCCCTCGGGGAGGTCGGCAGGCGCCCGGGCCGAGTCGCAGAGGACGATGGCCTTGGGCAGGACGTTGAGGTCGACCGAGTCCCCTTTGTAGATGGTGACCCCGGCCAGCCCGGTCTCGGCGGCGAGGAAGGAGGCCACGTTGGCCTCGACGATGTGACGAATGGATTTGGTGCCCATAAAGTTTAGCCGTTGAACTTGTCCGCTTGGTCTTTCTGGTAAGCCTCTAGCTGGGAGATTAGGCGGGACATGGCCACGGCACGGGCCACGCCCTGCACGTTGTTTTTTGATGCCTGGTTGTCATTGTCGCCGACCGTGTTTCCGATGCGGATATAAATGCCCTCTCTGTTTCGCAAGAGCGTGGCGTATCCCGTCCCGGCGTGGCGCCTGACCCAGACGGGGATTTCAGAAGACTTGAAGACGTTCTTGCCGCGTACCTTCGGAAGGGTCGAAAGCACCTGCCACCAGCCGGACTTGATAAAGCCGACGTGCGCTTGGGTCGCCTTGATGTAGGCCTCCAGCTTATCCTGAGACTCGACGACATATCGGCCAAGGTAACCTCCAACTGGCTTGCTCGTCCGCATCTTGCCTTGGCTGTTGATGTAGCGCCTGGACAAGTGCACCTTGCGGATGTCGGTGACAATCTCCTGTTGCTGAAGCGTAGGCGCCGGGTTGGATTTGCTGAACAAATTGCGGGCCTTGTTGAACGCCCGGGTCACGTCGCCGTCATGGATGATCTCTTTGACGATTGTATTGTTCAGGTTGCCCTGAAGACTCGCCCGCTTGCGGATGGTCTCAAACTTGCCGATGTCGTTATTTTTAACGGCGGCTTTCAACTTGTTTAGGCCGACCCCGATGGAGTTGGCCTTCCGGCTATCAGCCGCGACAAAGAGGTTGTTTATTGAGATGGCGACGGCCTTGAAGCCTGCTTCCCTGGCTCCCTTGGTCAGACCCTTGCCCCCGCCCTCGACCATCGGGGGAGTCAGTTCCAAGGCGGCATAGCAAAGTTCACCGGCGCCACGGATGCCAGCCTCCTCCATCGACAGCCCCATGCCCGAGGCATAGTCGGTCAGGGCCGCCATGAACTTCTCCTTCGACTGGGGGATGAGCCCCACGGCCTTACTGGTTGTCGTCGATGACGACGAGGGTCAGCCACGCCGACCCGGGCTTGTAGGTCTGCCCCGTGATCCGCAGGGTCTTGCCCCCGGCGACAATCTTCTTGCCGATGGCGAGTGAGGCGATGGGCGAGCCCGAGCTGATGACCGCAGCCGATGCCCCATTAGACCCGTCTGGAAGGCTCCAGGAGGCCGTTGCGGCGGCGAGGCGGACGGTGTGCTGGGTGCGCTCACAAAAGCCCCCAGCCTCGAAGACCTGCGTGATGGCAGGGTCGGACAGCATACAGACGAACGTGATGGCCCCGGAGTTAGCCGAACCAGCCACGCCGAAGTCGGCGAGCATCTCCTTCGCGTCGGGCAGGAACTCGGAATAGAGCGTAGCCATATCCTTTGCGGGCCTTGGCAAGCAGGCACAAAAAAGGGGCCCCCGTAGGGGCCCCGATTGGAGCGGCTCAGGCCGCAATCATCAGGCGGTCTTGAGGCGGACGAGCGAGGTCGCGCGGCCCACGGCGGCACCGGCGAGCAGGGTCGCGGTGACGTTCATGTAGCCGGACTGCTCCTGGCCCATGATGACCTGAACGCCGAGGCCGGTTTCGGCGTCGATGGCGTTGGCGACTTCCCAGCCCGGGATGTCGGTCTCGGGGAGGGCGGAGGCGAAGGCGATGGCGTCCGGGCCAGCGACCCAGCCAGCGAGGTTCTCGGAGTTAGCCGAGAGGTTCGCGAACTGGTAGACGCGGGCACCGGCGATGATACCGAGGTCGCCGTCGCGGATGATGTTAGCGCCGAGAACGTTGTTGCCGACGATCGTGGTGTCCTTGCGGAGGTCGCTGACGTAGGTGCTGTTGAGCACGGCGTAGCGGGGGCCCGGGGCCTTCGCGTCGTCGAGGGTCTTCTGGACGGCCACGAGCTCGGCGTAGGACAGGTCAGCGCCGGAGGTCGAGGAGACGGAATAGTTCGCGTTCGTGACCTGAGCGTTGATGACGTCCATGACCTTCTGAGCGAGGGCGATGGAGGCGGTCTGCACGAAGTTGTTCACGAAGAACTGGGCGCCGTATTCCTTGAGGTTCGACGGGCTGAAGCGGCTGGAGACCTTGTAGTGAACGAGCGTGACGGTCGAGGAGGTGACGGTCGCGTCGTCCTGGGTGAGGTAACCGGAGGCGCCGAAGGTCGTCGCGGTGGACGTGCCGATCAGGGGAACCTGGATGGAGAGGCCGTTGACGCCCGGGCGGGACGAGAAGACGGTCGAGATGCCCGAGAGGACGGGCAGCTTGTTCTTGAGGGAGCCGATAACGCCCTCAGCGAGGACGGCGGGAGCGGCGGTGATGGAGTTAGCCATGATTAGGAATGATTAGGGATTAGGGTGAAATTAGAAGATGCCGCGGACGATGGCGGACTGATGCGCCTTGAAATAGGCGGCGCGTTCAGCCGAGCCGACCGGCAGGGCGAGGAAGGCGGCGACATGGTCGACGGCCTCGGGGGCGGTCACCGCGGCGTCAGCCGGGGACATCTGGACAGGGGACACGCCGACCGACGCGGCGATCTTGGCGGCTTCCTTGGAGGCGCTGACCTTTTCGCCTTCCATCGCGGCGAGGGTAGCCTTGAGGGCCACGAGCTCGGCGGACAGGCCGTCGACCGCCACGGTCAGTTCGCCCAGGCGGGCGTCCTTGGCGGCGATGTCGGCCTTCGCGGCGGTCAGTTCATCGGCGGCGCCGACGGTCAACTTCTCGACGGTGGCGCGGAGGTCGTCACGCTCGACAGCGAGGGAGACAGAGGCGGCAATGGCTTCGTGAAGCTGCTCTTCGATGGTCATTTGGTTTTGCGGTGTCGGGCAACT